AAGAGTTGAATGGTTCAAGACGCAGAATGAATGGGTGGAGAAATACGCTGACCTTCAGCTTGCCATGTATCAGTCAACGCATCCAGACCTACCGCCTGATGTTAAACGTACCAAGATGAAAGACCTGAAAGATTTGAACCAGGATGTTTTGGAAAGTTTAGATGACCAGGACGTAGTCAAAGAGTTAGAGAGCAAGAGGCTGTCCTGGAACAAGAGTTTAAGTATCATGTTAAGGGAGAACCAGGATGGAGAATAAGATTGGACTAACGCCAAGGCAGCAACAAGTCCTTGCGTTCATTGTTGCGTTTCAAAAAGAGAATGGTGTTTACCCCACCGTCAGAGAAATCTGTAACGGTAGGATTGGTGACAGGCAGGCCATCAAAAAGATGGCGGCATACAGTAATGCCCACCGTATAATTCAATGCTTGGTACGCAAAGGCTATATCATCAAAGAGGTTAACAGCCCTAGAGGTATAGCCGTACTGGGCTAATCAAGAAGACAACTCAAAATGGGGAGCGTCTATGAATGGTCGCTTCCCTTCCTTCCTTCTAGTATCAACGTATGAGTTCATGGCCTCTTCCATTGTACCGTTCCATTCACGAATGTCTGGGATATGCCATGCCGCACCCCAGCGTATTCCAGTACCAAGTTCAATCGCAGCAATCTTGAATGCGTCAGCGATATCATCATAAAGATTTACTTCCCATGAAACCCTGGGGCCAATGTATGCCACAACATCGACAGCCAAACCTGGAATGTGTTTGCTGTTCATTGTTTGTGATGCACCAGCTTCGACAAGTTCTCTTTGTTCTTCAATGGTACGCAGTCCACAGGTTACACCAAAATCTATCTTGGTGTATTCAATAGCAAGTTCAGTGACAGCCCTCATACTGTCCTCTACACCTTCAAGTCTTGCCAAACTTCTGTCAGATAATTTAAAAGCCATGTTGCTTCCTCCTATGTTTTCTTTTTCCTGAACAAGTCACCGTCTGCTTTCTTCACGGTTGCCTTGCCCTTTGCATGGGCCTTGAGCCTAGCTACTGCCCAGCCATGGGCTGACATACCTGGTCTACTGCCACTTGAATAGTACGCCCCCAATCCACGTTTATAGATAGCGTTGGCCCTCTTCTCGCCAAACATCTTTTTATATTTTTCTGGTGCTGCCATTACCCCCTCGCTCTCATCATACTAATTCTATCGTAGTCAGCTGATGTCAGCTTACTCATTTTATACTTGCGCCTGGTGCTTCTAATCTCAGCCGCTCTTTTATCTTTGTTCTTTGCTCCAGCAAGATACTTAGATGGAATGTCCTTGTATTTGCTGTCACGATTTACCTTATCAAACTTACGCATGGTGCCTCCTCTCTTGAATACATATCGTGAATTTCCTCTAGTGCAGACGCATAACAATCCTGTCTATAGTTAGGCCATGTCATGTTGCACTCGACTACCAGCTGCTGATAGCTTTGTGCCAGTCTGCTTGCATACTTGTGCGCTACCTCCTTATACATCCTGGCCTGTCGCTCTTCCGTTGGTGTTAACTCACCAGGCTGTAGCTTCAGCTGGGCTGTCATTTAATAACCTTTGTGTCTGTCTTCTTTGCCTTGTCAAAACTACGCATTCCACCAATCCCCAACATCCCAAACATCAACGGCATCATTACAGACATATCAGCCTGGGGAATAGTAATCCCAAAGCCATGAGCGATAGGCGATACCATGTAATTTATGCCTAGCGACAAGCCACAAATCCAGCCAATCAAGGGCCGCCACGATGCCTGAAACCAGTTACCTTTTGCGTCAGCTTTCAATACCTCAATCTGAGCAAGCATTGCTTCCTGAGCATGGCGTTGTGACATGGTTGCAATCTCATGGGCCAAAGCATTCTTCTGGTCTTTGTCCTCAATAAATTTATCCAGTAGCCCTGTCACTGGGCCAACAAGATTTCCAAGTAAGTTAATCATTTTGATACCTCCTCCATCAGTTTAATTATATGCCAGGTGCCATCACTGCTTTGCTCCATCTGCACCTTGAGTTCTTTACACTGCCACTGGTTATCAAAGTTCACACCACCGTTAGTGTTTTGTTTTATCTTGCGCTTAGTAGACAAGCATTCAGATAACTTTTCATATGGCGTATACTCTAGCGGTTCATCACCGCCAGCTGTCCATAACAATAAAACAAATACCGCCTCTATCATTTCATGCCACCGTATCCGTTAGACCGCAAAGCCTCTATCCTATCTTCTAAATCGTTAATCCTTTTCTCATAAAATTCCAGAGTTAACTTTTGTTGCTGGTCAAATGGAGCCTGCCCACTTTCTATTTGTTCCTGTAGTTTTTCTAATTCTTTTGCCAGGTGTTCAATCAACATAAACTGTTCACTGTCGGCTGGCAAAGAACCCATCTCACCCCTGGGCCATTTGATACGAAACTCCGTATTCTTTTCTAGGTCAGCCTTCATCATTGTTTGGTTGGTCTGAATGGTATTTAGCCTTTCAATGATGCCAAAGTATGCCCAGGTTGCCACACTTGCTGCCGCAACCATGCTGATAATATTTCTAAGAGGTAAAGCTACCTCTGTATTTTCATTTAGTTTTGCTGCCATCGTTTATATGTTTGCCTTCTGACCCAAGCCAAAGTCCAAACGCCCCTGTCATGGCACCTGTCACCACACTGACCAATGCCGCTTGAGAATTTTCTGGTGAAGAAAGTGACATGAACCAATTTGTTACAACGAAATACTGGTAGGTCATCACTATCATCATAACCCTGGGAAGCACCTGATGTTTCTTTGATGCATCTAAAATTTTGCCTATCATATTACGCCCTTCCTTTGTAAAACCCACACTACAAAAGCAACAACAATGGTAAGGGCAATCGCACCCAGTACCCATGCTGCTGCTATCTCTAAATTTTCTTTGAGTTCTCTTATCTTGCGCTTCTTGTCTTCAGCTTCTTGCTGTCTGCGCTTTCTAGCTTCTACCTGGTACTTGACCCAGTCGCTATGTAAACCTGGTCGGCCCAGGTATATCATCATCTGTTTGAGTTCGTCTTCTTTTGCTTTGATAGCTTCAAGGTGCATAAATGTTTCTAGGTCGTTGTCCTCCTTGCCCAGAAACTTTGTCCATATGCTACGCTTTTTTTGTTCGTGGCTTTTTCGTAAGTCATCTGATGCATGAGTAAATTGAGATATGGCTTTGGCGCAGCTGTGCAATTCTTTTCCGTTTTGAATGGCCCTCTTCACTACCGAATAGGCCGCATTCGCTGCTGCTACATACTCCAACATACTCCATACCTACTTGGCCTTCTTCGGCCTTCCCCTCTTTTTAGGTGGTTCCTCCTTTGGTTTTGTTTTTGCCTCAGGTTTCTTGTCTTTTGGCTTTGAATTTAGCCCTGGATTTAAATCATAAATATGCGGCATCACACACTCCCATCATATAGTTGTGGACTTTGCACTGCATCTTCAGCATCTTGCCATGTTTCTGACATATTCGAGTGCCAACTTTCTGCCGACAAATCAGATACAAAATCTGTTTCTGTGTTTATTTTTTCGAGATAAGCAGAGCCGTCACCTTGTCCTTGCACAGCCCTGATTGTTGAGGGTAGCCAGCTAATGTCTAAATCCCCATAAGGAACACCGTCTTTGTAGATAGTGCCTTTGTTGTCAGTTTCTCGTATAATTTTCCATACTGCCATAAGTCACCTATGTTTTGATTATATACAACGCAATCAACAAAGGTTGAATGTTGTTATGAGTATTGCCACTACCGACTGGGTCTGTCTGTGTTCCAAGTAATGTATTTAAAAAAGTTCCAGAACCGCCAACCGCAGGGTAAGCATAACCAGATGAGGTAGTGTTTAAGCCATAAAAAAATCTATAGGTAGTATTGCCAGAATAACCACCTGGTCTATGAAAGTGTGAAGGAAGTTGCGCTTCAGTTAATGTGTGACTTTGTGAGCCGCCAGTTGTACCAAGCGTTGCTCCATCAACAGTAACCGCAGATGTAATCCGACTAGCTGCACTGCCGCCCATATTGTCTTTTCCAGCAACAACACGCCCTCTTAAATCAGGTATATTAAATGTGGACGAGCCGTCACCAGTGCCGTAGGTTGTGCCAATAGCAGTAAACAAAGTAGCATATGTTGAACGAGAAACAGCAGAGCCATCACACTGAAGCCAGCCTGTAGGCGTACTGTCCTTTGCCCATGAAACAATAGTGCCAGCATCAATAGGGTTGGGAGCATTGCCAAGTGAGCCAACAGGAATGTTAAAGTTGCCGCCTACAATGTCTGATAAGTTTCTTGCGTTGCTCATACTTGCCCCCCTAAGTTGCTATTTCCAAAACTTCTAATATTGATTTGAAAGCATACCCAGATAAATTAAATCTTCCAGTAGTACCAGATACATCCCAGCTTGCGGCTAGCAACTTAAAGGTCATGCTAGTTCCTGGTGCCGCAGTAACAGTGTACATATAACATCTATCACCGTTTTGCCCAGAAGCACCATCTTGTTCATTTGCCCATGAATCCCCTGCACCTCCATCTGTTCCAAGTATCCTAGTTGTTGTGCCGCCAATGGTTACACTAAAACCTAAGTTCATCCTATTTGCACCGCTAGAAGTGCCATACATATGACCATGACCAAACAACAAAAACTTACTATTACGCCCTTTCGATACAAGTGTTACATTAGCACCAAGTTCTTCATATGTTTTTGTTGCTGATAATGTCACTTCAGAAGTGGTTTCAGCGTGTTGAGCCTGAAGGATAGTTCCACGGTCATCAGAATAAGATGACCTACCATTGATAATCCTTGGCATTAGGAAATCTCCTCGTAAGAAATCAGCATCATCAAATCACTTGCAGCAGAAGCACCAGCCCTAATTCGTGTGTTTTCTTCAAGGTAAATAACACTGTTCTTGTCAGTCAGAACAAGAGTGCTATCTGCTGGTACATCTATTGTTGTGGCAATAGAATAATTGTTTGCCGTACCATCATTATAATAAACAGTAACAGATGCACTATTTGCTCCATCAATGTTACTCACAAGGATTGTGTTGATTTTGAAAACCTTGCCTGACGATGCTGCATTTTCAAGAATGTTTGTGGTAGTTGTTGTGGTAAGTCCTGCCGCTACTGTTTTAGCGGTAATGGTTGATACGTTTACTATGTTTGGTGCTGCCATTTTATCCTCCGAATACGATTGCCATAGCGATTGATTTGCCCATTGTTGCTACAGACGCTCCATTTACTTGAACATCTGTGGTTGCGTTCAATGTGCCTGTCACAGTGACGTTAGAACTAAATGTGCCACCTGAAGATTTAGAAACTGTGTCAGCAACCGTGAATGATTTAAAAGCATAGATTACAATTTCAGAACCTACAGCTGCGTTTAAGTTACTACCGCCACTATCAATTAGAGTAATTGACGTTCCGTTGTTTGCAGTAAAGTCATCTGCATGAAGAATAACACCATCTTTAACAACCTGGATGTTCTGTTGAGTATAGGATAGTGTTGCTCCGTTATCATCTGTTCCAGAAAATGTGGCGGTGGGCGAACCTGATACTGTGTATTCAAAGATATTCATAGAAGCAGAGCCAGCCGCTGATGCAGCTATCCAGTTTGCTCCGTCATAGACACGCATTTCGTTGTCTGTAGTGTTAAAGTATAGCGCACCAGTAACTAAGGCATTGCCGTCATTGTCAGTAGATGGGCCGTCAGTGCTTGTGTTAAACGCTTGAATTACACCATGTGCGCTAAACACAACAGTTAACCCACTACCAGCCTGTAGTGCCGCATTGTCTAGGCTAATAGTTGTGCCACTAATACCAATAACATTAGTGCCATCTGGAATATAGTTACTTAATGTAGCCTTCATTCCCACAACAATGCCAGTATTATCAGCAACCGTAATTTCAGCAGAGCCATTTGTTAGTGTAGTTACTTTATTTACACTTAAAGTATTGCCAACAGTGTCAGCCATTGTGCCAAGGTAACGGTCATCAAAGTTATCAAGAGCCGCACCCATTGCAGCTGCGATAGCTTTTGCGCTATCCCTTGCTGCTTCAGCCGCAGTTGCGTTTGCTTGTGCGCTTTGGACAGAACTTATATTTGTGGCAACCGTCTGAATAGCATTGGTAGCTGTTGTGCCATCCTCAATGTGGGCAAGCGTAGTGATGTCTGCCGAAATGTTAGCCAGGGTATCCATGTCTGTTACAATGGCACTAGTGCCAAGTGTGTTCATATCTGATACAGCGTCAGCTGTGCCAAGCCTTCCAACTTCTGTTGCTACACCAGATACATTAGCAAGGTGTGTTGTGTTGATGCCTGCTACTGTTGTGACGTTAGCTGAATTAGCTGCAACAGTTTGTATTGCATCAGTAGCATCTGTGCCATCTTCTATGTCTGCCAGGGTTCCTATGTCAGCTGTAATAGCTGCCAGGGTTTGAACGTCAGCAATGGTAGGCCCAGCTTCTGGATTACCAGTTGTTGCATTGAAACCAAGCACCTTCCCAAGCCTGGATGCCTTTACTGGCATCGTCATATCAATATCGTCAGGGTCACCAACAGGTGCTTTTAGTGACCTGTTAAGTGTTTCGTCTGCATCACCAATCTTCATGGCAATGGTGTCAAAATCTGTTTCTAGTGAGGCTGCTGTAATATTACCGCCAGCTGTGTATACACTGGTTCTGCCCAGGGGAACATCCGACTTGATGGCTACAGTCGTGCCATTTGCTGGGGCTGTAGTAAACTTAACTCGCCCTGTTCCGTCTGTATTTAACCCAGGGTTATTGCTACTATTTACAATAGAAAAGCCACTAGTTTGCAATACGCTATCAACATAAACGTCAATATCATTGATTGAGTTTACTTGAAAAGAAAAGTCAAATTCAGTTTGCCCAGTCGCAGTGGTCGAAACTTTCCTTACTTGTGTATTTACGTCAAACGTAGCCATAGTTTACCTCACCAACAATATACAATATTTTTGCTTTTTGCTCAATCGAGAACATAATCATTCTGTTACCCCAAATAACCTCTTTATGTTCCCTTCTTGTGCGTTAACTATTTCCGAACCAGTAGGTTTAACTAATAGTCGTGGGTTCCTTCCCATCTCTTCTTTGAAGCTGTCACGCTGCTGCACAAGGGCTTGAAGTTCAGGATACTCAAATAGCATTAGTGCCTTGGCGTATGACTTGTATTCACTGTCTACACCGTTCAGAATATCTATCTTGTGTTTCCTGGAAGATGGCACCAACACATAACCCTGGGTTACGTTGTTCAGCATCTGCATATCATCGTATTGATTGGTAGACCTGTTTTCTAGGATGTCAGTCATAGCCTCAATAGCTGACGGTGGCATCAGGCTTTCACCACCAGTGTAGACACCCAGCTTAAAATATTCCTTAGCAAAAGGTGATTTAGATGGGTCATTGTATAGTTCTACATACCTAGCATATTGCTCTGCATTTAGCTTAATCATAGGTTCACCCATAGTAATGGATAGCCTTGGAAAGCCGTAGTTCAAATCTTCTAGTTCTTTGTTAATGATGTCAGCACCAGGCTTGTTCACTACCCTGTAAGGCTGCATAAACTCCCAGCCAGTACCTCTTGTCTGAGGCATAGGCTCATTCCAACGATTTACCTTAGGAGGTAGTTCAGAGGAACAACCAGATGTTTTAGAACAAATGCTGTTCAGCATCTCATAGTATGCTCTGGTAATAGGGTACAAGCCAGTAGGTCTATCCCAAAAAGGAATATCTTTGTATTGGTCTTGTGGAATGATGCTTGAGCCAAACTCACTGCCCAGGGTCATGTCACCAAACTGTGTGCCTTCGCCTAGACCTGACCGCTCAATGCTGCCTTTTAGCTGCACACCACCAATACCGCCAGACATAACGTGTTCTTTTACAATGCCGCCAGCCATAAAGACTTGTTTGGCTAGTAGCTGTGTAATACGCTCTACCTTACTCTCATGGCTTTCATACCTAGCACCAGCAACATTTACCATCTCACCTATAAACTGTGTCATAGGCAAAGCAGTAGCTGTATATTTCATGGTAGCTGTGCCGCCACCAATCATAATATCTAGTAGTGTGTCGTCATCGTCTGTGTTGTAGATGATGTCAGTAGCATCAGCCGCCATAGCCAAAGTGCCAGCTACAGGGTCATACCTTGCATAGCTAACAAATTCCCACTTATTAGTTTCAGGGTTTCTAAGACCAATACTGTACGGTTCGTTGTTTTCTAGCCAGCGTCTACGAATGTCAGGGTCACGAGGCCCATAGCCTGTAATTACAAAATCATCACTGCCACCACCAGAGGCATAATACATAGTAGTAGCGAACAGCATCATGCCTGTACTGATACGAACCATAGCTTCTTTACGCTCTCTAGCATTGCCGTTAATAATCTTATCCCTCATAACTGAAGGCATCATTAATGCTAGAGGTGTGCGTTCAGACACACGCCTTACAATTTGTGTAGGCGTTCTGTAGAATGGCACCCATATCTTTATAAGCGGATTGTTGAAGAAGCCATTTGCTTTACCCAATGTACCAGGCAAATCATCCTGGAACGTAATCATTCGTGCAAATTCAGATGCTTCCTCAAACGCATCCTGGCTATTCAAAGTCTTTGTGTAAGCTATCTTGTATGATTTTTGTGCTTCCGTTTTAATAAACTCAGCATCTTTGCCTTCTGCCTTTAGCTTATCAGTTGTAGCTTTTCTTGCATCAGAACCAGCCCTATGAGCGATAGTTGACAATTCCATGCCCCTGCCCATAGTCTTAAAAAATTCATCTATGGCTATCATTGGTCTATAGCCTAAAGCCCTCATTGAAATACCAAAGCCATCTATAGCCATAGAAGCTGCGCTTTCAATATTACCGCCACCTTCATTCATTAGCCTATTACGCAAACCAAAAGCATGACGAGATATACCCCTACCGTCTACATCTAGCTTTGATACATTTTCTACTTTTGACTTTTCGTAAATTAGTGCATGAGACATAGCCATTAGTGCTTGAGGAAAGTACGTTGCATGGGCCTTTAGCATCTGCATACCTTCACCAAACTCGCCCATCAAGAAACGCTCTATCATTTGCATTTCCATCATAACAGCTGTGCCAGCTGCGTTGTATGCATGGGTTACGCCAGAAGACAGTAGGGCCGTCTGGTAGATTTCCATAATCATTTTAGGTGTTAGCTTGGCTGTCTCTAGGAATGTATTGCGTAGAAATTTGTTTCTAGATGCATCGTTGGGTAGGTTCTTGTATGCATACAGCATAGACATGACAGCCTCTTCACCGCCATTGGCTTCAAGAAACTCTGCTACATTCTTGTCTGTGATTGCTGCTGAAAAATCAGATACAGTGTTTGTATCCATCCAGGTTTTAAGAGAGTTAATACGAGCCTTGCCTGGTGATGCAATAATACGATTTGATACTTGCGCCCTAGCAATGTCCTCCTGTGCGCCAGTAAGCTGTATCTGTGCATATGCGCTGATATTTAAGGCTTGTAATGCTGAAGCTAAATCAACCTGGCTGCCTGTCTTTTCCCATTTCTTTAGTTGCTTCTGAGCCATAATCTCAAAAGACAATACTGTACGTCTTGCAGCTAATAGTTGGGCATCATTAAACAAACGCTTACCAGGCTCTCGCTCTAGCAGCTGCAACATAATATCTACAGAGCCAATCTTGTTTGCGTCTTCAATAATCTGAGCAAACCCACGCTCACCCTTTTGCAACAAAGGCTTTCCATCTGGGCCTGTTGTCTTTTTGTAATGCTCATACATTGCTGCAATCAGTTTCTTAAACTGAACGTCAGCTGTATCGCCAGATAGCTGGCTGTCTATATTTTTTAAGTTGGGTAAGACTACATCAAAGTCGATGTCATCACGGCCCATATATTGCTTGACAGCTGTTAGTTCCTCCATAGACATAGGACGAATAACAACAGTGCCTTCTGTATCAACAGTAGCTACAGGGCTGTCACCTTTGATAGTTGCCGTTACTTTCTTTTTTTGATTAGGCGATTGAGTTACATCTGTACCGCCAAAATAATCTGTCCAGGCATCTACGCCATCTGTTATTACCTTGCCTGCCTTCTTGCCAAACTTACCGCTAAGGCCAGCAACCTGGATTTCCTGGTTCTCATCTGTTTGTACAGGGCTAATAAAGTTAGGGTCAGCTTCTTTGCCTGTGCCATCAATGACTGGTGGCGCATCTACACTAGATGTTTCTGTGGGGTTAACAGGCTCAGTTAGAATGCTTGTTTTGTCAATTTCGTCTTTAGGTATAGACACTATTCACCCCCCTCATTGTTTACAGGAGGTGTAGTTGTGTCTACTCCTCCAGTGTTACTTTCACTTCCAGGCTGTTGTCCTCTGTATTTGGTGTTATAGTCGCCTTGGCTCCAGCCGTACTTGGCTGTGAATTCGTCATCGACTGCTTGGACATTGTCGATAAACTTGGAGACGACAGCTTGAACCCTTGCTTGTAAATCGGGTCGTCCTGGGAAGCTATCGTTAAGGTATATTTCGCCATTTGGTGCCTCCTTCCAATTATTTGCTACATATCCAAGTTGAGCCTTGAATTGCTTAACTTGCATACCATCTTCTCTTTTTATATCAGATATCTCAAAAATATCAAGTGCCTCTAATATCATGCGCTGATAATCTACATTAGGTATCTGACCCTCTTCACCATCTGTAAAGTTTAGAAGCCTTACGCCATTTTCTGTAGACACTGGACTTAGGAAGTCCATGCCTGTTTTTTCTTGGATTAGTTTATCTAGCTGGATAATCTCTGCTTCAGTAAATGGTCTGCCAACATTTACATCAAAGCCATTCATATCTTTCTTTGCTGTACCTTTCTTATAGAAAGGACGGTGGAAACCAACACCATCTTGTTTCAATAAAATGCCTCTAGCAACAGAGTACATCTTCACAAGTTCTAGCGTAGCCTCATCAACCTCACCTGGCTGGCCCTTGTATTTCTTGGGCATAAGAGCATAGGTTTGAGTGCCTGGACTTAGCACACCTTCAAATACACCAGGTGCATCAAAGCTGCCTGGTGATAGTAGACCAAACTCTTTAGCTATAAGGTCAACACCATCGTCACCTGTTAAGGCTTTGGACATTGTGAAATGATATTCTGCTTGCTGATTTAATGGCGCATCAAATATTTCTTTCATGTGACCACTAGATGCTGATGGTTTAGTCTCCCAGGAGATTTGTCCTAGTGTATTCTCTAGTGCGTCTTTGTAGTCAAAAGACATTTCTTTAACAGACTTACCTTCCTTGTTGGCTTTCTGTACTACCCACATAGCCGCTTGAGTTTGGTAAGGTGTCCATCCTAGTTTGTTAGCTACTCTGTTTACTTCGTTCTCAACAAACTCATACTGTGCTGGTGTTGGGTTGTCGCTGTCGAAACCAAACACACGCATCATGTGCATATCTACAGTCACACCCTGTGACCTAGTAGGGTCAATGCCTACCATGACGTTGTTGTAGAAGGTGTTAGTCTTGCGTCCTTCCCAGCTACCGCCATCAAACACTGTTTGAAGTCTTGGCCCCATAGCCGTTGGGAAACGTCCTGTTACAATCTCTTTGCCTTGCTTCCACATATTGTAAGCCTGAATAGCAAACTCAAAGTTTGACATGACTGGTGTTTGACCACCGCTAGTAATAGCAATAGCTTGTGCAATCTTGTCAGCCGCTTCCTTGTCACCATTAACTGCATCAAGGATTGCCTGACTAGAACGCTCATACCAGAAACGTCCTTGTTCACCTTCCTTAGCGATATTCACCATATTCCTACGCATTGCGCCTAGCTTGGCTGGTGTATCTAATCCTTTAGGTGCGCCAACATATTGTCCTGTAGTTCCAACCCTCTTAGGGTCTGTAACACTAACTGGTGTAAATGCATTAGGGTCTACACCTACAGTGTCATCAATAATCTCACCTACGTTTTGTGCTGCCTTTGTCTCTGGTGATACCAGGTCGCCAGCTGCATTGAATAACCGCTTGCCGCCTTCCATAACACCTTGACCAGCCCTATTGAGTACAGGGCCAGCTACTGTACCAACACCTGTTGCTGTAGCTAGTTCACCTACATTTATACCGTCTTGCTTGCCTGCGCCTTCTCTTACAGTTTGTTGACCAAAGTTAAAGCCACCAGCATATGTTGCACCCTCAGCCATCATGAACAAATCAGATGCATCAGGCTTAGACATTACGATACGTTTAAGTGCTTCTTTAAAACCTACCTTAGTAAGCTGCTTACCAGCTGATTTGCCGATAAGACCAATGCCCATAGTTGCAAGGCCAACCAGATTTGTTACGTCTGTAAGTGTGTAATACAAACCTTTCTTAAAGTTTTTAAACAGCATACCGTCACGGTCAGCTGTCTCCATTAGATAGTACATAGCGTGCCACATTTGTGGCGGTGCATTCTCCATCCTAGCAATATCAACAACCATGTGACCAAAGTTGTTTTCAAAAGAGGACATAAAATCAATACCCCATTCAGATGCTTCTTTGTCTGAGGTAAAGTCTTTACCGTCTGGCTCCATGTAGCTATAGAGCATCTTAGATGCCCTGGCCCAATCAGGGTCAGTGATGACTGTCTCTTGTCGCTGTTTCTTTATTGCTGCAATGTTGTCATCAGAAATAATCTCACCAGGCAAACCCCAGACATCTATCTGTTGCTGTTTGTAAGCAAACGCCTCAGGCGTACCTTCCTCAATGTTATCAGGAAGACCACGCTTGAGGGGGAGTTCACCATCATAATATTTTACCTCACCAGTATTCTTGTCACGGTAAATAGAATATTCACCATGCCCACCCTTGGTAGAGTTGCTGCCAAAGTAAAGTTCGTTGAATGTTTTTGTAAAAATATCACTCATTGCTGAACCCACCCTGGTAATTTAGTTTGGTCAAAGCCAGGCGTTGCCATAAGCTGGTCTACTCTTTCAAGCAAGTCTTCAAAGTATTCTAGCCTTTCTGGGTTAGTGCCATCACTTGCAAGCGTCTGTATCATCTTCACAACGCTACGTCTGGTATACCTACTAGCTTCTGTAACTGTAGCCGTTTCGTCACCGCCACTGCCTGGTATCTGTGTTCTAATAAGATTAGGAAGGTTGTCTGTTACCCACTTGTCTGCATCAAACGTGCCTGTAGTATCATTTCTTCTTGCCTCTCGCATCTGTGCTATAGCTGACGAAATGATGTTTGCCTCTTGGCTTTTAAGCCATGTCTTATCTAGGTACATATCAGCTGGTACGCCTAGTTCTTCTTTCATCCGTTTGATTGCATCAGAAAATTCTGCATCGTAAATGGTGTTGTAAGTAGCAAGCACCTTCTTGTAATAATCAAAAGTAATCTTCTTGTCGTTTAGTGCTTTGTTTACATCATTCATTGTGTACAAAGGGTTTACCCTCTGCATATCAGTCTCAAACAAAACCTCTGTGTTGATGTCATTACGCAGAGCAAAACCTTTGGTGCTGTTAGGCCCAGTAATTAAGTCATACGTTCTTTTGTATTCTTCATAGTTGCCAGGGTCATTTACTCTTATGAACTCTAGGTTAATGTCCATTCTATTCAAGGCACCACTAAGCTGTTGCTCATTGCCTGCTTTAGCGTAGTCAGTTACAGCAAGGCCAAAGTTCCTGGTTGCTATACCAACATCATTTTCTCTGATGGTGTTCGTTGTAGAAATTTGTTTTGTTTGGTCGTCCATGATTGCATTCCATCCTGTACGCAAGTTGTTTAGGATAGTCTGCCTGTCATCTGCCTTTGTAGAAAAGATAGCTGCCTGTACGCTAGGCGGTAGTTCTTTTGCTTGTGGACTGTTAGCACCCTTCTCAATAGCCAGCTTGACCCTGCCATAGAAAGTACCTCTGTTAGCTGACCCCTGTGCATACATCTCCTCTAGAACAAGATTGGATTGTATCTGTAGAACCCTAGCATCAAATGCATCAGCAAGAATTTTAACCTGGGAGGATGACATACCTACACTAATAGCACCAGTCAGCATCTTCTTTTTTTCTGTAACAATTAATTCAGATACAGTTTCAGCAGAAGTTGCTGTTTCTTCTACCTCTCCTGTATCTACAATATTTGTTTGATTAACGGCACCAAGCATCAATGTACGCAAACCGTTGTCTAGGAATAGTTCAGCTGCTGTGGCATATGTAGCAATACGCTGGTCTTTTTCCCTTTTAATAAATGCGCTGCTTTCTGTGCTTACTTTACCATAAGCGTACAGACCTAACTCAGCACGAAACTTTTTAGCTAAAGCTGGTGAGGTTTCATCAAAGGTAGCTGCATAGCCATCAATGATGGTATTAAACTTTTCTTGCAGCCCTGATGGGTCTAACTCTCTTTTCTCGTAATCTGTAAGGTCGGTAAGTATTTGTGTCTTAGCTGCTAGGGTTATATCATCATACACAGATGTAAGAGCGGCATTCTGTGCAGCCCTGCCATATACAGTAAATTTATCTCCAGGCAGTTCTAGTTCAACGCCTGTAGACTTTGCATCTTCAATTTGTTGTTTGGTAGGCGCATTTTCTGCACCGTATTCGGCACCCTCAATCTTTGCCATCCCTTCAGCTTGACGCATAAAGAAATTAGACATTTGGTCTAGCTTGTTAGATATCTGCTGGTAGCCTCTGGCTATTTCTTTTTCAGCAGCAAAATCTACATTCCGCATATTTAGCCGTTGTAGTTGCTGTTCATATCTAAGTTGCTCTGCCATAGTTATCTACCCAAACATTGTTGTTGGCGAATAGCCTCCAACCCCTGGAACCGCCATTGATGATGTTGTTGGGCTTACTACAGTTGGAGCGGCACTTGCCGTCTGAAACATTCCTGATAAACCTTCGGTGCCATATACCTGACCAGCTGTAACAAAGGACATACCAATGTTAACTGCCGCCATGGTCTTGGCATTTGAAACAGCTACCTGGCCTGCATAACGATAGTTGTCTGCTTGAAACTTACCCATCTTCTCAGCGATAGTTTGATTATCTCTTGCTATGGTAAAATCATTTACACCTTGTCTAAGGTTGTAGGTTGCAATAACATCGTGGCTATCTCCTGAGGAGAAAGGGTCTAGATTGCCTGCTGCTGCCCTTGCTGTATTAGCTGCCAATACCCTGTTCATTTTCTTCAAAGCATTTACACCTTGCTGTTTATAAGCAAGGCCATCTAATTTTGATTGTCTTTCTGTAATTTGAGCCTGACGGTTGTACATAGTACGTTGCGCCTTGGCTGCTTGTATTTGTGCATAGCCGCCAACGACAGCTGATGCGATTGCCATTACTGCTAAAGTTGGGCCGCTCATTGTCCTACACTCACTTTGTAATCTAAACTTAGAACCGTCATAAAGACTGGCTGGTTCTGGCTTATGGTTATTTGTGCATCCCTGGAGTACCCAAGAAGGCCACTTACTTTTTTCTTACCTGTAAAATTAGGAACACCACCGCTGCCACTTGCACCTGTTTGTTGCAAGGGAGTTGTGCTGCCATTTATCGTTAAGTTCTGCGTTAGAAATAAGTTTGGTGTTACCTCTACAATTCGTTTCTGTTGACTAGCAACAGAGCCACTAGGTAATCTTAACTCTACTGGATTGGTTTTTACCTCAACGGTATAATCAAGCCCTGCTTCTACATAACTCAAAGGCACAGCAGCAGTTGTTATGTTGCCAGATGAAACTGTTACATCCGCATCAACAATGTCATCCCTAATTACTTTTGCTGTCTTACCATCAATATGGGAGTGACCGCTATAGGTGGTAGCACCAAAGCTAGGCGAATGTTGGACTGCGCTATCTGTCGTAAAGTCATCATCAAATATTTCTAAGTAGTATTTAGCAGAGCCACCTATAGTTCTTTTTACAATTACATATATGTCATCAATATCAACGCCAACATCAACAAAGTCACCATCTGTAACAAAGTGTGATGGTGCTACAATGTTCTGCCCTTTGTTCAACATAAATGCAGCTATCTCACCTGTATGTGTAAGGCTAGATGCACGATACCCAGTTGTATCGGTTCCGTTTACTACCAGGAACAAATCGCCTTCAGTAGTATCAGTTGCTGACCTAAGTGCCAGTTTCTTTGGGTCTATCAATAAATGAGAAGCGAGAAGAGATATGTTGTTGGCAACATAAGAAAGTTCTACGTCACTAAACAACAGTTCACGAACAGCTTTGCCTGACCGCTGAATAAACAACGTGCCACCCTCAGCCGCCTGAGGTCGTATGAAAGGTTTTGCTCCACGTTTCGTACTAGACTTAGCAACAATGTTGGCTGGTGTGATTGGGTCTAAATCACCCTGTGGAATAAAAAACTCAGCCCCTGTGGTGAAGATTTGTAAATCTCTACCAGAACGTAAGCCAGTAATAGTATTAACGCTATCAGTAGATAACGTGATTTTAATAGCATCATCATCTAATCCTTCAGCTGCTTTAAAGTTAAAAAAGTCTGCAACCTTTGAACCGAACAATGTTGAAGGCAAACTATCAGAGCCACCAAAATACAATCTACCTTCATGGAAAGTAGCGGTGAAAGGCCAGCCTCTCGTATTGCTCCAGGCATCCTCATAGCCTGTTTCTAAAATAAAATTACTTGTGGCGTCTGTATCAAAGAATGGTATCTCTACCATTGCCTCAACCTCAGTTGCAGAGTTGAACCTGGTTATTCTGGCCCTGCCAAAACCATTATCTATTTCAAGAAATTGGTCTACATTGCTGCTGCTGAAGATGCTTGCAGATGCAGTAATAGTAACAGTTCCATCTACACCGCTGGGTGTTATAGTTCCAGATGGACTGGACGTAGAAAGACTGAATGCGTGTTTAGGAACAGTCAGTTCAGATGCGAGACTAGTTGCTGTCCACGTTGTGTCTGTTGCACCTCTAACAAGTTTGAAAGGCACAAAGTTAGGATGAACACAAATTAACGTATCAGCTGACTGAGTAAAGTTTAACCTAGCTAAATCAAAATTACTAACGCTATAAAGAGTACCCACGCTGTAATCCAGATAAGCATTGCCGCTTCCATTGATGTTCGTAAGTAACGTGCCGTCCTTATAGAACCGCATACGAATGGTTGATGTCGAATTGAATGCAGACATCACAATCATAAAACTAGTCTCTGATGAAAACTCAAAAGGCACTAGATGATGACTGTTGTTTGCCCCATCACTTGTAAGGTCTAGAAGAAACTTTAAACCAGGTCGTCTGCTAAAACCCCCTTGTGGCTCAAACAAAACATTCTTAGCTGTTTCGACAGATGTATAGTATTGCTGTAGGTCAATACGCCCTTTCAATAAAGGGTCTATCTCACCTATACTAAATGACGCTTGGTATTGCTGAACACGGCTCATCGTATATCAGTCAGCAGATAATCACCAACAACAGAAGGTGTCTGCCCCCCACTATCTATAGATGCTGCTTGCCTGAAATACCCTCCTCTTTGTCCTTCAGATGGAGTACCTAGTGCAACAGTACGCCAATACTCTGATTTAGTTGTTTGGTCTGTAAGCACCTCAGCCAGGTGCCAAGCCATCTGATAAGCCAGAAGTTGGATAAAATAGGTAGGCATACCGCCTTCACTTACAGCCTTCTGATAATCTATGTGTACTTCAGTTGCTTCAGTCATCAATACTGAATAACCGCCTGTAGCTTGTGCAATCTCCCAGTTTTTATATAGCAAGCCACCAGGGTTGCTTGTTACCCTTACAGCTTCAGGAACACCAATCAACATATCGTTTGGCAATATGTACTGGTACGTCCATTCGTTCTGTGGGGTTGCTGTGTCTCTTGAGAGTTCACGTTTAGCAATGGTGAATGACCAACGGTACATCCCCAATGTGGAAAACTTAACTTCTTTGTAAATGGTATCGCAAGCTGTTGCTGCTGGAGTACCGTCAGAAAAACTAGTAATGGCTTCAACACCAAGAAGCAGTAACGCTTTGTTACAAACTTTTACGTCAGTATCGCCCTGTGCCATCTAGTCCTCCTTATATTAGTAGGGGGCGTTTCCGCCCCCCACCATGTTAGTTTTAGTCACTGTCAGTTTGTGCAATGGTTGTTCCATCAGTTACGTCAACCACAGATGATGCATTAGATGCAACAGTGTGAATTGATGATGCCAATGTACCACCAGTGCTTGTTACTGAAATGATAACATCACCTACAGATACCTCTGAAGACACATCGTTAAAGTAACCAGCTGTGTTAACATCTGCTACTGCGTCTGTCGTAGTGTAAGTGAACAGCTGTGGAGCAGTACCTTTTTTGGACTGTCCACCGATTGGGTTCCACCCATCTCTGTCAAAAGCCATATCAGTACCTCCTTAGCTTTCTCGACAAGTAACGTCAACTAGGCCGTCTGTATCAATCACAATACTGCCCATAGATAGCTTGCCTGTTACCAGGAAGGATGTCTTCTCTGGCACATAGTTGATTTCAGTTGATGCAGGCATACCCACAGCAACACCTACTGCACTCTGATGGAATGCAAAACAAGTACGGTCATTAGAACCGTCAATGCTTAGACCACCCTCATCCCTGTCTCCAAGAATGTGGAATTGGAAGCCCATCATGGTGCTTACCTGGCCTGAGACTAAGGCACGAATAGTCTGGAAATCAGCACTAATCGCACGTTCATCGCCAAGCAATGCAGCAAGGTTGTTAGCATGGATAATCATATGTCGGCCTTCGCCTGGAACATTCTTAGCGTCCAGTGCTTTCTTAGCCGCAATAATCTTACCAATGTTAAGGTCACTTGCTGAAGCAGACCCTGACGTTACAACAGTGTTGGCAATAGTTGTGCCAGCGGATGCTGTAGAAAGAGCATCAAGCAAGATTTGGTCTTGCCTACGTCCAATAGCAGAACCTACCACTTGTGCAAGTTCACGCCTTTCGTCAAAGTTTACCTTCTGTTGCAAGAAGATATCGCTGTACTCAGCTGCATAATAGTCAGTAAGTGTACAGGCCACAGATGAGAACGTGCTGTTTAACGGCACAACATCGGTAGCTGGAGTACGAACACTTGCTTGACCTTTCCCTACTTTGGGAAAGTTTACGGTAGAACCAACAACACCTGTTCTGGTTCTGGCGGCACCAGTCAATACTGCCGCTCCTTGATATGCCTGATGTACTTCGGCATCAAAAAGCTGCACAAAGGCTGGTGACAGATTTGCTTTAGTTGTCATATTTGCCTCCTAGCAAAAGTTACATTGTTAATCGCAACAGTTGTCCAGAAAGCCTGGGCTGTAACCTACGGTATACGCTACCGCAACGGCTGATTTCTCAGCTGCCAGAACGGCTGTTGGTTACAGTTATCGTTCAGTCTAAGTTATACAATACAAGGCCCATCTTGTAAAGCTATTTGTATCGCTCCTCAAATTCCTTCTCTACTGAACGAGTGTAAGCAGCATCTGTTCCATAACGAGGGTCAGCCATCAAACCATTAATCCGTGACTTAAAATCGTCTTCACCTTCCTTTGCAGCTGAGTAAGCTGTTGTTGTAGGAATGGTGACGTTCTCTCCTGTCATTGCTCGTACCTTTTGCAAAAGTCGTGCGCCAACAGCGGTGCCACCCCAGATGTCTATCTCATTCAATTCATCTTCAGAGATAATCCCTTTGTTCATCAAGCCGTCTGCCCAGGTAAGATTAGATTTAATAATCTCATCTGCGTTGTCGCCTAGCATTTTCTTTTCTTGTGCAAGAGACATCGTTTCAGTTTCAGCCGTTTCGCTCCCCATCGCAAGAACCTTGCCTGCCAAATCCTCAAACGCTGCCTGTGAAATACCATTATCCTTAGCCCATCCAGTAAAAAATGTTGCAAGTTCATCGTCAGATTGAACGCCAGCCTCTTCCATAAAAGAGACATCATATTTTTCTGGGGCTTTGTGTTTGCCTTGAGAAAACTTCTTCTCAAGATTGTTGTAGCTTTCAGCCATCTTCTCTAGGTCTGGGCCATCATCATCCCAAAACTTTTCAGGCATCCATTCAGGGCGTTCATACGGCCCATCTGGTTCAGCATCCTCATCTGGTTCTAGATGCGGAATGTCTCCTGGTTGTTCAGTTGTTTCATGTGAAACAGGATTTTCCTGTCTGGCTTGTTCCATTAAACCCTGAGGTTCAGGTTGTTGCTGTTCCTGTTCTACAGGTTCCGCAGCCAGTGCCTCATTCGATTGGCTCATTTGCTCTCCTTATACGTTGTTGTATTTCTCTCACAATAGAGTTCTGGCCTTCTCTAGCATATCCAAAGCTAGTATCTGCACCAGGAACCCAGCAAGGTTGGTCGAGTGTTATTTGTTTCAAATGCTCAAGAACAGCCTTGCCTTCTTGTGTTCCAAAACATTTACTATATGCATAATCAAGTTTGATTTGTGCATCTGCATCATTAAGTCTGAGGTGATGGACGTTAGCCTCTAGGCCATCCCATCCCACAGAGTTAATATCTCTAATCTTATCCGCTTGGTTCGCCACCAGCTACCTCTCCTTCTGGTGGGGTATCCTGGACTGGTTGCCCAGGAGTGACCCCTTGTTGCTGCTGCATGGCCTGCTGTTGCATAGCCATTGCTTGCTGCATAATTGCTTGACGTTCTTCAGGTGTCGTTCTCAGTGTTGCATCAATACCCATGTTATCAAGTATGTAATCACCTACTGCCTCAGGTTTAATAAGAACATTGCCTGCCCCACCAAGTGCCTGTGACATCTGCAAGAAGTTCAAGACGTTGCTTACCTTCTCCATGTTGGATGCCATAGCAAGCGGTGACTGTGGTTCAATAACAACCTCCAGACCGTTTACCTTCAAAGGCAAATCAATCATGCCTTCTTCATCCATTAACTCTAGTGAACGTCTAACGATTGGATACATAGTTTCTGTAATCAAACGTCCAAACGCTGCACCAAGGTTCTGTGAAAGTTCCTTCATACGCTCTACGATTTCTGTAGCTGAACGTGCAGACATATTGTCTGGCGGTAGACTTTCATCGTACAAAGTCTTCTTCACATTCATACGCAAATCGTTTGCAATAATATTTGATAGCTGTGCATCTCCGCTTCTAGGGAGCGGTGCCAGACTTGGGCCTCTAGGCCCACCATTAGAAGAAACACCAATGATTGCACCTGGCACTATCTGAATTGCTTGTGGGTTTAGAACCCCATCATCCACAGCAGTGAACACACCGCCTATAGAGAGTGAAGCGTTTTTCAGATTTAACTCTATAACCTTGTTAAGGGTCTTAATATCTGGAAGAGCATAGAGACATGGGCCTCTGCCATAAATCTCACCTGGTGCTACCATGAACCTACTAATAACCCATGGGCTAGATTTCAGTTCCCTGTGCAAAATCTTGTGGTCACCTTCCATTGTCATAAGGCAGTAATCAAATCTACCTTTGTCATTTGGATAGGTAGCTTCCAGCAATTCAATGTATTCCATAGGTTTCTCTGCATACTTTTGCAGAACCTCATCTGGAAACTCTACTCCTGGGAACTCTTTTTCAACAACCTCAAACGGCCTTTTAAATTTTCTAAATACATAGTTGGGTTTACCGTCTGGCCCCTCATCAAATGTAATCTGATACATAGGGATAGCGGTGTAACGAACAGGTTGTAGTTC